GTCGATCTCAGTCCCCCCGCACTTTAGTTAGCTATTCGCACCGTGCCCATCTGGGTGCGAGCCTCGTTTCTTGAGGCCGAATACGCTGGCTCCCCGGAATATCGGGTAGGGTAAACCCTCGTATCCTACTTCTCCACCATTGGTCATAAGCGTAATCATCGAGATTACCAGGAGGTCGTCTTTTTGACTTCCGCGGACCAATCCCTTGCACTCGTTCTTGGTATATCTGCCAGTTGGCATTGAAAACCTTGAACCTATCTGGCACCGCATGTTTTTTCACGGTGTAGATACCGAACTCCTCTTTATTGCTAACAAAGGGTATAGGGTTTTCAAATCCCATTCCTTTTAAAGCGTTTATGAGGTATGATGCATATTGGTGATAACCAATATCATTCGCATAGTTCACCCCGCCTATAAGGGAGGCAAACAGTTTGGCGTCCACGTTCCCCTTTTTGAAGAAGGGAACACGGAAGAGCAACGGCGTAACGTCGTGGCCTTCGAACGCAAACACTCCGCAAGATTCACGAAATGACTGCGATCCCGTAAAAGATTTTGATCTATTCACGGAAAAACCAAGCCGTTCCAAGATGGAGATGACAGCGTCAGTGGTACGTGTGTCCACTGCGATATCATCACCGTAAACCACCGGGGGTTCATATCTCCGTGTGAAGGGAGTATGTTGTGACCGCGCTCGATGGAAGGAATTCCTGATGAAGTTCAGGATAGACTTTCTTTCGTAGTTAGGTACCTCGGCAGACTCCATGGATCGTACAGCCATGGCAGCGTACACACAAACCGCAGTGAAAACGACACACTGAACGGGGAAGCATAATGCTGACCCCATTGGTGCGAACTTCTTCATTGGCCTGGTGTCTGGTTCCCCGGGAATCTCCACATGGGAGGTCCGAGTTGCCAGAAGATAGAACAGGTAGTCCTTCGGAAAGATCCGTTTGACTAGGTCCACACTCACGCTATCAGAAGCTGAGCTCAAGTCGATCGTGTCCGTCGAGTAGTAGATACTACCGTGACGGGCCGCATCTTGACTATTGGTTTGGTCGGCTAGATTGACAAACCTGCCGATTACACCTTTTTGCATGGAATTTACCATCCACCGCATGACTTCCTGTTGGAAGTACATAAAGGCGTTGGGCTCCATGCTAATTGTCCGACTTTTGTTTATGTCTTTCGGCACGAACTTTTGTCGGGCATAGTCACGAGAGCTATCACCCTGTGGATTATGGATCACTGGTAAGTGACCGAATCCATTCTCAGATGAGCGTCCTGGACGCTCACGCTGGAATGCGTACGCCAATCTGGGGTGTAATGACAAGTTACCCAACTTATCGTACACGTCCAGCACCCCTGGCTCAGCGACTTTACCTGGCCCGAATTTTGGGTATAGGTGGTCGATTTGCAAGGGGGGGAGTAGCACGCTAACGATGTTGCGCAAATTATCAACATCATTATCGTCTAGAACTAGCGTACGCAGCTTCTCTTCGACCTCACACCAACCGCGGAATGCGGTGGTATTGAACTCAGGATCCTCGTAGTCAAGTTTCTTGCCGAATAGCAGGAAACTCAATACGAATTTCAAAAGTTCAGGTCTTCCAGTCTTGATCCATAAATGATACTCCTTAAAAACAGGAGTTTCAATCATGAAGGAGTGGAATACTCTAGTTGTAGAGTCTCCACCAGTACCATACTCGTTTTCGAGAATGGTATTGGCATAACTGGAAAAGAGTTTTATGGTGTTCGACAGGTGTGAACCTGTCAATCGCTTTAGGAAGTCGTAATAGACTTTCTTAGGCTTTGCACCATGACTCTCATACAGAGGGCTGTCACAGAGTAGTTTAATGTAAGCCAATACAAAGAACCTGAGAAATTCAGTGTTCTGGCCGTAATTAAACTCAGGAGGGAAAAGCACGTCTTTCGTAGAGATAGAAAGAGTGCCAGAATCGAGGCGCACGGTAGCGCCCCTGTATGACATTAGCCGTAAAGGCTATTCAAAACGCCGATGTTGATCGAGTCGATAACACCGGTGTTTGGCACCTTAGAGGTGACGGTCTTGAACCACAGACTGTAAACTGACCCGATGAGGGACAGAACATCTGCGGTATCTTGCATCGCACCAGGAGCCTCAAGGCCGATTGTTACGGCCACAGGCTTCACTTCGGTGACCACGTCATCAACAGTAACGGTTTGGACTGTTTCCAGTCGAATCGTAGTGTTGAGCGAGCCAGACTTAACGTCTGCACGCTGAGTGACGAGAATAGTCGTGGGTTTGGTAACGTCACCACCGGTCAGACGATAATACGTCTGAACTTTGGTGCCGCCATCCGAAACCACCTCTTTCGTCCGCTTGAAATTAGCGAACGTGAAGAAGTTCACAGCAACGTCGGTAGGTGTGCTCGGCAGATTCGCCAAGTCAACCGTTGTGGTCATATTAGAGCTCCTTTCGAGCATCTGATATACATCACCTCAACAGGTGATGGGGCAGCCTGGGGCTACGAACGTAGCTTCTGCCAGGCTAAAGCTCCCACGATCACGGGATCGGGACCATGGTTCGGGGCCAGGAAATCATACCTGGAATCCCTGAGTAGCGGCATGATTAGGGAAAGTTCCCTAAAGTATGACGTGACGTGGAAAGGATCACTAGCATCAGGAGACTCCAAACCGTAATAGGTAAGAAGTTCCTGCGAAGGATAATAGGAAACTTTGTATGAGTGAACGCACCAGTTAGTGCGAAGACACAGCCAAAGTAGTTGGTTGTCAACCGACTTAAGCCTATCATCCATGTTAGTAAACCAATCGACTACAAAACTAAAAGGCAACGTCGCCCAGACATTAGACAGTGAGGGTAAAATCCCCATTGAATTGGCTGTGAGATAGTTGGCCAGTAGAGTCGAGAGGTCAACCGTGAGGTTAACCTTCGAACGCGTGCGGAGAGTGAGACGACCATCACCTAAAAAGTTGTCGACTTCTGGGAATTCCCAGAAAAAGTCACCATAAAGGGTGTATGTCTCACTCCTGAGTAGGCTCTTCAATTCTCCAAGAACGTCCGTGGTCACCAACTCAATGGTGTCACCGACGGTGGGACTCTGTGCGTAGCGGTACTTGATGATCGCATCAGTGATGTAATCAATAGCCTCCACTACAGCACGAGGGTCTCCCCGGGTCAATTTACTGACGATCCGGGGGAGTTTTGATAGATTGGGTAGGATACTTAACAAACCGCTTAGCTGAGTGAGATTTTCCAGGTGATTAGCCTGAAGAACCTCAATATGCTTGTTTAGAGCATCGCTGGCGGAATGGAAAGCAGACGGTCGTAAACTCGGCATAGACTCGCGCACCCAATGGTGTAGCTTGTTATGCAGATAGTCGGGATCGGTGCGATCGCCATAACGGCGAAAGACGAAGAACCGAGACGTTACGACTGAGTCGTCCCTCTGTAATACTGGTGTGTACATTCCACCATCATAGATCAGTCCAACCTCTAAGGTTGGAGCTGACAGTACGAGGTTGGGAGTATAAACCCCACCACAAAACGTATTAGTATACGAGTTGTTATTCGTAACTGTGATGACGGACGGGTTAATCACGTTATAGTCAAATGGATTGTTAAACCCATAGACAGGCGTGAACCTGAAATCGATATTGAGCGAAACCTGCCACCGGGATATTAACCGGTCGCCGTCCCAGCTCTTCTCGAATTCGTACTCTAGTCCTATATGATAGTGGTTACCAGCCTTAAAGCTAGAATCCACTACGTTACGCCACGTATAGTTCCAGTATGGTTGACCGTAGAACACAAAAGAGTGTTCACCGGCACCAACAACATAATCCACGATCTGGCGGTGAATATGCCAGAAGTCGGCCTCCATGTTGGAGATATGCGCACTTTGATGCTGCGTATAGATTATGTTGCCAACTGAATTAATATCCGTGGCGCGGACCAGACCGTAAGCATGAGGTGATGGCCGAACAGTCCACTTCTCAACATCAATGCCGCAATGGCTATGATTGGAGAGAAAGCCGTAGTCATAATGACTGCTGAATGAATCAGAGACTGTTCCACGATAAGCTGGATGAGATACCTGTTTCTCTCTAGAAGAGATAGCAGCCGGGGCGTTAGCGAGGAAACTCGCGATACCCAGGGGATTACCGTAATTCTTCCAGTCCTGCCCCCTACTCCACTCATCTTGATAAGGTTTAGCCGTCCGAAATGAATGATCAGCCGGGTGTTCGAAGTCAAAGGATGAAACTCCAATGATATCTGACACCAGGACTGGGTCCATGAGAAGACCCGTAGTGACGCCACTCACATTCCCTTGCGGGAAGAAGAGACAGTCGTTACGATAATCCATCCAATTCGGATCTCCGTGATGATCTAGTCCTTCTTGATTAGAAGAGACTACACGGTAGATACCGGCATGGGCAGGTCCGTTTGTTACAGACCTGTACATCTTGCTAAACCTCCCTCTTGATTAAATTTCTACGTCACACTTGGGCTTTATTGCCCTAAAGTGTCTACCAAAAGCCGGAAAAGCTTCCAAGTCCGATCAGACCATTCTTTATGGTTTGATGGGGGCAGAAAGCTGACCTCGGAAGAGCTCGGCATGCGTTTCGCAAGCCACAGTAAGAAAAACGCTTCGGCACTATTATGTGCAAAGCGGTATCTTAACTGATGCTCTCTGAGTAGCCCCTCGGGGACGGCAACTGGCAAACCAGCGCTCAGAGTAGGAAGCTTGTTTCCTTCTTCATCAACCTTAGGAAGATGAAAATAGGAGACTCGCCTAACTTCTCTTACGTCAATGTCCTGCACATCTGGAGTACCATCTTCATGGTGAGTCCATTTGGTCAAGACAGTCAACATGGTATGCGCACCCTTGGACTCGTATGGATCACCAACCCAAGTCCGACGAATGTCGGGATACTTAGGATAATGCTCCGGTTCGAAATCTTTTGTGTACGTATACGGGCGCAAGTTAGTCATGGACCTAAACGATTCAACTCCCCCGTAATAGGGAGATTTGACGAAGCGTCCACGATAGACATACGCGCGACCTACTGACATAGAACGGGGTAACATAATGTTGCTCTTTCTGCGCCAATAGGCGCTCGTGTGTGACCACAGAAATTCTCTGTGGCAGCGCAGAGAGGCTCCTGACAAGGGAGCCC